ATGAATTTGAATCGGCCTGACATGACCGAAACTGTGCAATCTTCCGATTATACGAAAAAGTTCTTGCAAAAGGACTCGAATCCCTCTACAATGGAAGTGGTCACTCAAACCAATGCCGTCAAGTCTCCGACTGACAGCCCGGCAACCACGAAACTGGTGTATACGGTGGAAGAGATCGCACGAATGCTGGCCATCAGCCTGCGCTCTGCTTACAATCTGTGCAACAGCACTACCGAATTCCGTGTCCTGCGAGTAGGCGGAAGCATCCGTGTGCCGAAGGACAGCTTCGATGCGTGGCTCTACCGGGCAGCTTGATAAGGAGGCAAACAGTATGGCATATATTACGAAGCGCGGCAACTCTTACAGCGTCCGCTACACCTACGAAGATGAGCACGGCAAGAGCTGCGACAAATGGGAGAGCTTTCCCACAAAAGAGGAGGCAACGAACCGAAAAAAGCAAATCGAGCATGAACTGGCCGCTGGCACTTTCCTGATTCCGTCCTCGGTGACGGTGGCAGAGTTCCTCATGGATTGGCTGCCCAAGCAGTGCAGCAAGCACAAGTGGGCACCCAAAACCTACGAATCCAACCTTTCCACCATCCAGAACCTGATTATCCCCTATATCGGCAGCATGGAGATGCAAAAACTCAAGCCCTACCACATGGAAAACCTCTACACGACCCTGAGCAAAACACCCTGCGGTTCGTATATTGAGGGCAAGAAGCAGGAACTGACCGAAAAGCAGAAGCAGCGGTTTCTATCCGGCACCACCATCCACGAGGTTCATCGGCTGCTGGGTACAGCCTTCCAGTATGCTGTAGAGTGGGGCATCCTTGTCAAAAGCCCGGTTCCCGTGGACAGCCCCAAGAAGTCCACGCAGGAGCGTACCATCTGGACGGTAGAGGAGATGCGGGCGGCTCTGGACAGCATGGAGGACCCCATCCTGCATCTGGCAGTCCACCTCACACTGGTGGGCGCACTGCGAGAGGGCGAGATCGTAGGTCTGACCCCGGAAGATCTCGATTTTGATGCCGCAGATGGCATCGGAACGTTTCGCATCAACAAGTCCATGCAGCGGGTGCGAAAAGAAGCCTTGAATCAGGTGGACGATGGTTGCATCATCAAGGTATTCCCGGACAAGCTGGAACGCAGTACCACTTCCCTTATCCTGAAAAGCACCAAAACGGCATCCTCCTGCCGCACCATCTTCATGACCTCCGCACTGAAAGAGGAATTGAAGAAGTGGCTAAGTCAGCTGGCATCAGACGAGATGAAAGATCCGACACGCTACCACGACAGCGGAATGCTGTTCCGTCTGCCCAACGGTCTGGCGGTGGAGCCGGTACTCATCCGCAAAAAGTTCCTGAAATGGCAGGATGCACACCCGGAGTTCCCGCGTATCGTGTTCCACGGTCTGCGGCACTCTAGTGCAACCTATCAGCTGATGATCTCCGGCGGCGATGTGAAAGCCGTTCAGGGCACCACAGGACACGCCACGGCAGATATGCTGGTGAACACCTACGCCCATATCCAGCAGTCCTCCCGTGTAGAGCTGGGCAGGAAATTTGAGGAAGGGTTCTATGCTAAACAGGAAAGCCCCAGCCCGCAGGCTGTACCCGCCGCAGGCGAACCGACTATCTCCATGACTGCTCTGCTGGAACTTTTGAAGAACGCAGACCCCGAAGTAAAGGCGCAGCTCCGTCTGGCTCTGCTGACCTGATGCAAAATTTACCACGCATTTCAAAGCAATTCCAGCCCATGCAGAGGATTCCCACGAAAACACCAACCGTGCAGAAACCGTGCATTGACCGTGCAAGCCCCGATTTTTCGGGGTTACATAACAAAAAAGAACGCCAAATCTTACGATTTGACGTTCAATATCTGGTGCACCTCCAGGGACTCGAACCCTGGGCCCACTGATTAAGAGTCATTCCAGCCCGCACTCCATTGGTGCAAAAGCAAAAATAAGCAACGAATATACGCTATTCTACAAAGGACTGCGCAAATACGAAAAAGCACCGTGGTAGTCAATCGGTAGTCACACTCGCCCTCAAATCGAAAATATCAAAATACGATACCAAATATCATTTTGCTGATATAGATTATCCTTTTATGCTACACTCTCCGCAAAGGAGATATGGCTGATGTTAAGGATTTTGTTGTCCGTCCGCTTAGGCGAAAAGCGATGGACTCAGAAGCAACTTGCAGACGCAACTGGAATCCGGCGAAACACAATCAATGATCTTTACCATGAGATGACCGACCGGGTATCTTTGGAACAGCTTGATTTGATTTGCAAAGCCTTGGACTGCAAAATCTCCGATCTTCTGGTTCAAGAAGAAGATTTGGATGATTTGACCCGAAGCAGGCTTGCAACGCCACGGTGCAGATCCATAACGTCCGACAAGTAAGTTATCCCCTTTCCCCGGACACTTCAGTGTCTGGGGACTTTTTTTGCCCAAAATCTTCCTCATCCAAATATGCAATCCGCAATTCCGCTTCAATCTTAATACATCCAGCAGGGCTATAAATAAATTTATTTTATTTATATTTTCATGTTTTTGCTGTTGTCTTTTTCTTAAAGATGGAGGATACTATAATCACAGCAAGGGAGTACGACCGGAAGGCAAGGGGCGAAGTAAGAGCCGGGAGCGCAGTAAGTCGTGAGCGCATGCTAAGTCAGTAACCCACTCCCCTGCTGCTTTTTATTTTATCTTTTCAGCCAAAGAAAGAGAGGGCATTATGAAAAAGTTTGATCTGTCCGCCATCATGTGCAAGGCATGGAAGCTGTATCGCAAGGGCGTGGGCAGTTTTGCCGAAGCTCTGCACCGGGCATGGAACAGCGCAAAGGCCGCCCCGATCAACGCCCAGCGCATCGAGGAAGCCCAGCAGGCCGCCGGGGTGGCCGAGCCTGTGAACACATGGGCAGGATGGAAAGCCGCCGGGTACATGGTGGAGCATGGCGCAAAGGCTCTGTTTCAGGCGGTGCTTATCCACAGCAGCAAGGGGGACGGCCAAACCTACAGGGCATCATTCTTCGGCGCTTCTCAGGTCAAACAACTACCCTCTGACTAAAGGAACAGCCGCCAGCATTACGATGTTTGCTGGCGGCTGTTCCTTTTATTTTTCCTGTTCATCATCGCTGAGATATATGCACTGACCGTCCGGCATCACAAAAGCCAGCTTACATCCGCATAATTCTGCCACTTTGAGAAGATCACTGGCAAACCAGCTGTTTTTCCTAATTTTATTATTTACAGCCTGATTGCTGCTCATTCCCAAAACGCTTGTCAGTTCGGCCTGTTTCTTTCCTGACATTGCCAAGAGACCCTTGATAACATCCGAAACACTCATAATGTCAACACCTCCTTGTTGATTATAAGAATACATCTTTTTGAGCTATTTGTCAACCAAAAATATTTGCAACGAAATCAAAAAAGTTTATCTTTTTCATTGACAAGTAAATCAAAAAGATGTATAATATAGGTGTCAGGAGGAGCGGGAAGCTCACCGGAAAGGAGAACAGACCGATGGATGAAAAAGTAAAAGCTCTGAAAGAGCTGCTGGAAATCTTGGTCGAACATCCCGATCTTGCAGAGCGGATAACGATCACGATTAAACCCAACAGAATCATTCAGAGCAACGAGACCCCCACGGATAACAAGTAATCCGTAAGAGCAGGGCGGCGGGTAGGAGCCGCCGCCCTCGCTTTTTAATTATAACCACCCACCGATGAAAAATCAAGGAGAATATATATGAACAGAGAGCGCAGAAAGGCCCTGCAGGCCATCGTTGACCAGCTTGAAACCCTCCAGATGCAGCTTGAGGAAATCCAGACCGAGGAAGAAGAATACCGGGACAACATCCCTGAAAACTTCCAGAGCGGCGAGCGGTACGAGCGTACCGAGGAAATCTGTGAAAGCCTGTCCGATGCGGTAAGCAGTCTGGAAGATGCCACCAGCAGCATTGAAGAAGCGATTGAGTAAGGAGAAGCGCCATGACCATCCGAGAGTTTGCAAAGCTGAACAATTTTCCCATCAAGGGCAAGCTGACCCGCATTCCTGATGAGGTCGAATACGACTTCAACGACCGGCCGCACAACTGCAAGCGGTACGTTGACGAAGATTTCAATGAATACGGCATCCATGAGGACGGCTTCATTGTTGCCATCCCCTGCGAAAAGGCTTGGGGTTTCAGCACCAAAGAGAAGTCCCGGATTGCCGCCATGATTGAAAAAGAGCGCCAGGAAGCCGCTGAGCGCCGGATGTTCGGTGATTGATGGGAGGTATGAACTGAATGCTTACGCTTGAGCAGGCGCTTCAGCACGGCGCCGCCGTCGGTGTCAAATACTATGTGAAAAACAGCTATGACAAAATCGTTGGCGGAACCTGCACAGAAGAACAGGCGCTTTCCATGAAGAAGCGCTTCGAGGAAGAAGACAAGCACAACCCTTGGACAAAAGGATCCACCCGCTTTTACATTACCAAAATAGGATGAGGTTTACTATATGAATGATTTGGAGCAGGCTCTCCGCATCCTGCGCGGAAGCAAACAATATAATTTCAATGGCACGGTTTTGACTGTGATCGGCTATTATACCGGCAAGCGCATTTCCCTTGATTTGGGTAAGTTGGATGCGGATATGCTGGAAGCCCTCACCCCAGATGAGGAAGCCGATGACGGCGATATTTGGTAATCTGCAAACAAAAAAATCCCCCTGCACTGGCCGATGAAGTCAATGCAGGGGGATTTTGTATGCCGCCGGGGCGGCGAAATGTAAAAATCAAGAGCGGAACTGCCCACAGGCAATGCCGCTCTCTACAAAAGCCGTGGCTTTTCAAGTGGTTCTATTTTAGCTGGCGTTTATGTATCCGTCAAGCCTTTTTGGTACTCAGCGCCGCGGTCATAGCGTCAAAAGCGCGCTCAATGACCGCATCCAGCACTTCATCCGTGATTGCCCACTGGATGATGGCCGGGCATTTGGCGCGGAGGGCGGCGAAGACCTGCTTTTTCTTCTTCGCCCCCTGCCCCGAACCCATAATGGACTTTTCAGCCCGGTTCACCAGATCCAGCGCCAGATTCTTAACAGTAGCCTTGTAGCCCAGCCGGATACCGCCGACTGCCAGCGAAACAAAACCCGCCGCCATCAGAATGACAGCGACAGGCACGGGAATAAAACTCAGAATAGCTTCCATGATGGTTTCCTCCTATGTCACAGATACTTGTTGGCCCCAGAAATTGCCCGCCAACTGGCAGGGCCGCAGATGCCATCCACGGCCAGCTTGTGCTTCTCCTGCGCTTTCAGCAGGGCGTTTTCGGTTTTTTCTCCAAAAATGCCGTCCGGGGTCAGCCCCAGCAACCGCTGGAGCATCTTTGTAGCCGCTCTGTTTGCATCCCCGGTACAGCCCCGGCGGATGGTCGGCAAAATGAATTTCAGGTAGGTGGTGCTGGGGTAGTGCAGTTTTTCATCACACAGCCACGTTGCCTTTGCGTTGCGGGTGTCCGCATGGACAAAAGCATAGTTTCCGTACCAGTAGATACCCACGCCACCGAAACCGGCTTCCACCGCCAAGATGCCAAGCGCTACCGGGTTCAGTCCGCGATCTTTGAGTCGCCAGTCCGCAGCCATTCCAAAGCGGTGCTTACTGTTCGGACTACCGCCCACGGTTTTGCTGGCATTGTGAACAATGCAGCGGTAACCGCTGGTGATCTTGATAGGCTGACCCACCTTATCCCGGATGATCTGGAGCTTCTCAGCAAGTTCCAGATCCACCTTTTGCTCACCGCATCCACACGGACACTGAAATTCCGACCGCGCAAAATCTTTGGTCAGCGCAGTTTTGTCCCCGCGCTGAAACGAAATAATGCTCATCTAAAACACCCCCTAAAAACCGAGTTGCGTGAACACATATCCGAGAAAAACGCCGATGACCGCTGTCACAACGTACCCAACGGCCTTGCGCCACATTTCACCGTCACGATCTTCCAGCGTTTCCAGCCGCTTGCCCTGTTTCTCCTGCTCCTTGACCATGCTTTCCATACTCAAGGCCAGTTTTTCAACAGAGGTAGACAACGCGCCCATTTTGCTCACGCTTTCCTCCAGCAGTGCAATCCGCCTGTCCTGACGGGAGTTTTCTTCTTCGAGCCGCCGCCTGAATTCTTCATGCTCGGCCCTTGTGATAGGCTGGTCCAT